TTCTGTTGTCAATAAGCGTTTTGACAAAGTGATTGATAACAAAGTTAAACAAGTTCAAGTTAATCTTGGAAAACTACAAGAACGTTTCTATACTGAACTCGTACAAAAAACTATTGGGGTTAACTCTCCTCCTAGTTTGGGAGCGTTTACACCACGATGGAAACCTTTAGCTGCTTCATATACTCGTAAGAGACAGGCTCTGAAGAATATTTCTCCAAGTGCTTTCTATCAATTTACTGGTGGATTAAAACAGAGCTTGCTCCGTTCTAAGGCAGTTACTACTTTTGGCAAACCACTTATTTCTGTAATCCAAGGCGGTACTTACAAGGGCCAAGAGGTTTATATAGAGGGTGGTAGAGCCAGAACAACCAAGGGGCGTTTTGTTGCTAAAGACCAGATCAAGAATCTAAAAGCTATTATGAAAGTTGATCTATACCCTAAGATAAAAGAAAGCATTAAGGACATGAAGATTGAGGAGAATCGCTATTTCTCAGAAAAGATCTCCATGAAGATGACCAACTTCAGAGGTGGGAGAGACCGCCCAGTTCTGGTACACTATATGAATTGGTGGCTGTATGTTAAAGCTACAGCCGTTGTTAAACGCTCATTGACTGCGAGTAAGAAATGATTTACACCGACGTAAAGAAATCTATTCTGAAGTTCTGCAAGGACTACATTGAAAATAATGGTCTTGCATCAAAGTTTGATGTCTTTGATTTTGACGCGCATGCAACGATTAATGAGTTGCCAAACAAAGATCTAATTGGGATTGGTGAATTCTCTATTGAGAATAATTCTGAAATGTACACAGTGACTTGTTATATCGCTGTCTGTACAAAAGCCGATGATAAAAATCTTGCACGGCTTACACCTGTTATTGACGGACTTTTTGATTTACTTCGTCCCGGTCACAAGGCTATGGATGTTGTTCGCCAGAGTGGTAATACAGTCCAGACACTTGGGCAGTTAGTGCTAATGGAAAGTGTGTCTGTGCTGCCTGTAGCGCGTACTGAGACTCGTCCTATCCAGATGCTGGCTATTCAGTTGGGGTCCGGGTTGATCGACCCGCAATAGCTTCTTTATTGGTTTGGGCTTCGTGTTGGAGTTGTTTTCTCAGCATGTTCTCAATCTCATTGGAGAATCCACGGTTATTGACTATGCTGCGCTGCCGAATAATCTCATCCAGTTCGGGGTCAAAGTGAACACTTCTTTGAATCTTTTTAGCTCTAATTACCATTGAATACCCCTAATAAATCTTTTTGAATATAAAGATTATCATGCTATAAATAGATAGTCAAAAACTTTTTAGGAGGCAACTATGCCCGGTTTAGCAAATACAAACGAATTCATGCTAGGAACAGCAACCGTTATGATCGGTCCTGCTGAAGACCTTTATGATCTCAATCCAACTGATCACTCTATTGGTCTTGTGAAGAACTTCACAGCCACGTCAGATCCATCTTATACTGAACTAACTCAAGGCGTTAAGAACAGCGTTGTTATGTCTGTTATGACCTCGAACCCAGTTCGTTGCACGATGGAAGTTTACGAATACACCGCTAAGAACCTTGCTTATGCTCTGGGTCTTGAAGGTGCCGATACGATGAGTGACTTCGATACCACGACTACCGTTAACGGCGCAGTTGATGGTGGTTCACCGGGTTCAGATGAACTAACTGTTACCAGCCCAACCGGACTAACGGTCGGAAGTAACATTATGATCATCAACGATGAAGAAGGCGATTTCGTTGTTCGTAAGATTACAGTTGTTACAGGTAACGTTCTAACTGTTGATCGTCCTCTTCCAGACATCGTAAACGGTGCTCAGGTTAAGAAAGTCCACGCCATCGGTGTTGGATCCAAAGACGACCAGCCATACTACTCTGCTAAGATCGCAGGTAAGCTGGCTAACGGTGAAGAGATCGTGCTTCTGATCCCTAAAATCCGTATCGTTAAAGGCTTCAACCTTGCGTTTACGTCAAGCGACTTCGCAAACTTGCCTATCGAATTCACAGTGTACGACCTTGTTACCACAGATGACTTCTTTGAAGAATTCAATGGTAACCAAGCTATGCTGTACAAATCCTAACTAAAACGCTCGTAAAGTCTTAGCTCCCATAGATAATACTTGCAGCGTCGGCCATCCCTTTATATACTAGGGATGGCCGTTTTATTTTATGGGAGCTAAACATGACCGAACCTACCAAAACTGAAAAACCTTCAGATCGCTTGACGATCAATATTGCCATGCCGGGTGAAACCGAAATGGTACCTACTGAACTGTTTATGTCCGCTGGACTTGTTCGTAGACTAGCCCAAATTTCTCAACAATTTCCTGACCTTAGCCAATTGTACGTTGATCTGGTTGCTCAAGATATTTTGATGACCGAGACACTGCGTCCTCGCACCCCTCGTGGTCAACCAGTTCTAGACTACGAACTGACCGAATTTAAATTTAGTACTGAAGACGGTCAGAAGCTAATGAACTGGATTACAGAGCACGTCCTGTATTTTTTTACGGAAACCGTTCGTCACCTGATGGTGATCGGGACGGACCAGTCGGGGACTTTGATGAAATTAATGGACTCTATGAGTGGTTTAAAAACCTTAGCGAGCCAGAAGCAATTAGCTGGGCATTCGGCAACAGAATCAGTGACGTAGATCTGATTCTGTGGCAAAATACAGGAGAGGATTTAAGCACACAATTGAAGCTCAAGTTGGGCTTTGAACAAGCTAAATCCACACAGGAAATGCAGATACTATCTCTGGTTGTTTCCAGTGCATTGGGTGGCAGAAAGTCTAAACCTAAGCCACCAAGAAACAGTCAGGAAGCCCATGCTCAGATCGCTGCGGTATTTGGAAAATAGTTAATGTCAGATGACTTTATTAAGGTACCGATGGAGGTTACAGGGGTTCAACAAGCTACCAAGCTTGTTGAAAAACTGGGTAAACAACTTATCGCTGCTGGTGGTGACGCAGATAAAATCGCCGCTGCTTTCACCCAAGCTGGTGAAAACCTTACCATTGCTCTTAAGCAACTAACTAAATTCCAAAAGACTCTTGCTCAAGTTCAGCAAGGCTCACTCCAACAGCGCGTCGATAAAACTAATCCTGATGTTCAGAACCGTCTGAAGGCAGAGAAGTTAGTTTATCAAGAAGCTATTCGTCTTAATAAGCAAGCTATTATTGATCAACAACGTGCTGACACTGAACGTCTCCGCCAAAAACGTGCTGATAGTATGGCAGCGTTTAAAGGTATTGCTCAAGATGAAGCCCGTCTGGCTCGTCAGGCAGATGCTTTAACTACTCGCCGCCAAGCGGATCTTAGTAAGGCTACAAGACAAGCTCGCAAGGCGGATATTCTTGCTGCCTTCAAAGAAGATGAAGCTCAACAAAGATCCTATCAGAAACGTCAAGCTGAACTTCAAAGAGTTTTCGATCAAGATACTTTGAAGCAACGTCTCCGCATCCAGAAAGAAGCAGCTAAGACTGCTCCTTTGACGTTGCAACAGAAGGCTCAACAGTCTCGTGACTTCGCTGTGGAACGCGCCATCGGTGATGGTGGAGCCTCACTGTTTAAAATTCAAGCAAGTCTCTTGCTGAATTACACATTGATGAACCAACTGTTTAACCTCTTCCAATATGGTACTCAGTTCGTTTTGCAGTTTGATAAAACTATTAAAGACTTGCAAGCTACGATTGCTTCGACAGATACCGAGATGCTTGGTCTGTCACAGACAATTATTGAAGTCTCTAAGAACACTCGTTTCTCTGCTGTAGAAGTAGCAGAAGGTGCGATCATTTTAGGACAAGCTGGTTTCTCTGCAAAACAAATTGGAGAATCACTACAGGGCGTTGTTCTTCTTGCAACCGCCACTGGTTCGGATTTAGCAACTTCTGTTGACGTTGCTTCATCTGTTATTTCTGTTTTCAATCTTCGTGCAGAAGATATGGATCATGTCGCAAACGTGTTGACTGGTTCTATTAACTTGACGAAATTGACAATTGATAAACTTGCACAGGGTATTCAATACGCAGGTAACATTGCAGCTGATGCTGGTCTTACGTTTGAAGAGACTACGGCAATTCTTGGTGCTATGTCCAACGCTGGTATTAGAGCAGGTTCTACACTTGGTACTGGTCTCCGTCAAATTTTGACTGAGCTTCTAAATCCAAGTGAGAAATTCCAGAAGGTTCTACAGCGTATTGGATTGACCGCACAAGATGTGGATATTCAAAGCAAAGGTTTCGTCGGTGTTATGAACACCCTACGCGATGCTGGCTTCAGTACGGCTAATGCGTTTGAAGCTTTTGAGGTTCGCTCGGCTGCGGCTTTTGCTGCTATTCAAAAGAACCCAGAACTCATTAACACGCTTCGGGAATCGTTTCTATATACTAATGCCGCTGCCAAAGCTAACGAAGTGCAGATGGGTTCTCTCGCCAATATCCTACTAAAGCTGGCAAACAACTTCGGTATTCTTATTAACAAAATGTCAGGACCGTTTCTTGACTCCTTAAAAGTGCTGGCAAATGCTCTTGCCGATGTGATTGGTTGGATCGCAGACTGGAATACAAACCTTCTGAAATTAAGTGGGGCAATTGTAACTGGCCTTGGTCTATCTGTTATTACACTTTCACTGACTAGATTTGTTAAAGGTTTGATGGCTGCTCGCGTAGCAGTTGTTGGTATGACTGCGGCTACAGAAGGTTTGGCTGTTGCAGGAGCTGCGGCTACCGCAGCGTCGGGAGGATTCTTAATTCCACTCCTTGCTCTAACTGCTGTTTTTGCGACACTGATTGGAGTTGTTTCTTTTGCCTCCGATGGGTTTGATAACCTAGCACAGAATGTTGATAAATCTAAAGCTGCCCTTGATGAGGCCCAAGGTGTTTATGCTTCTACAAACGAAAGTATTGGTTCCGTAGAACAAAACATTGCGCGTCTTGATAGTCGCTTTGCTCAGTTGAAAGAAAGCCCAAGTGAAGTCTACACTGAGATGGTTAGCCTTCAACAACAATTTGGTTCGCTTGGTCTTAAGATTAAGAATGAAACTGAACCAAGTATTGAGGATCTCATTGATGCTCTGCGTGAACTTCGTAAAGAGATGGCACAGACTTCTCTTGAGCAACTTCAACAAACCCTTAGCGGTCGTGCTCGTTTGTTCCAAGCGCAAGCAACACAGTTCCGGGCAGAATCTCAGAAGCAGGTTAATATTGATAGAGAACTGAGCCAATATAGTGATTCACCTAATGAGAAGAATCCTTTAATTCAGACATCATATCGTAACACTCTCAATGAAGCTAACTTACAAGCCCAACTTAGTAAGTTGCCTAATCTAGGAAATCTAGGCCAAGGACAACTGATTGCTATTAAACAGCAAGCACAGGCTATTTTAAATAGCGTTTATAAAAACCAAGGTGACGTTAACAATGAACTTGTTAGGTTGCAAGCTGTTGTAAACAACGGCGGTAAAGCTGACAAAGCTTTTGTTATGGATCTTGAGTACCGTCAAGAAGTAACTACTGGTATTATTTCTCGTTTGAATACTATTCTTGAAACAACTACTGGTTATCTGGTGGGTGCTAAAGAAGAAATGAGTAAGGCGTTTGAGACGACAACTTTGTTTCAAACACTGCAAGAGCGTATTTCAGTTTTCAATGAAACAGTTTCTCAGCTGCAAAAGAAATATGCCAATGCTCCTCAAGGTTCACAAGCTGCTATTGACGCTGAGAAAGAACTGAAAACGTATATTGAAAAGTTCCAAGCGGACATGCTCCAGCTTGTTACTGACAACACAGGCACTGCTCTCTACCAACTTCAACGTATGTTGGGTATGAGTGTTACTGAAGCTGATGTTAATACTCAGATTGAGGGTATGAAGGCTAACATTAATGGTGCAGTACACGTTGCTCAAGATCATCTTGCTGAACAAACAAAGACAACCATCAATGCTATTAACCCAGTCGTTGAGGCGTCTAAAAATTTCCTTGCCGAAGTTGAAAGATCATACAGTCATGTTACTGATGAGCTAGATAGAGCAGCGAAGAATATTGATAATGTTACATCAGAGTCCTTGGACCTAGACCGTGGTGGTCTACGAGGTAAGTATAGTGATGCTGAACTATACGCTCTTGCTAACAAGAAGAAAGATCTTGAAACCCAAGCTATCAAAGCTCGTCTCGATGCTCTGCCGGGCGTTATTGCGGCTGTTGAAAATCTTGCGAGATCTCAAGGTGGTATTGTTGGTGAGAAGGGTAGAGCGTTAAATTCTAAAGACCCAGCGACAAAGACTGAATATATTTCTGCTCAGAAAGAAGTAAACGACACGCTGGAGAAACGTACTGCCTTAATTAAAGAATTGAACGATCTTCAGGATCAGTACAATGCCCGTATGGGTATTGAAACTGAAGCTCATATGACATTGACTGAGCAAATCAAGAGTACGATTTCTAGCTATCGTGAATCTATGTCGATCCAATCACAATGGTCTTACAATATTCGTGAGAACATTATTGGTGTTCTAGATGATAGCCGTACAGCCTTTGGAGATTTTGTCGGGGATGTCGCTAGAGGAACCAAGACCGTAGGTCAGGGCTTCCGTGACATGGCCGTTACCATCCTTGAAAGTATGCTCAAGATCACAGCCAATAAGTTTGGGGGTCAGCTCCTCGACACTGTTATGGGTCTTGGTGGGCAAGCTTTGGGGAGCCTGTGGGGCGGTGGGCAGACTTTTGATACAAACACCAACGCTGGTATCGGAAGCTATCTGGACGCAACGGCGGGGCTTTATACAGGTGGCCCAGTTCGTGCCGCTACAGGCATGGATGTAGGGCGGGATAACCAACTGATCCTAGCTCGTCAGGGCGAATATGTTCTTCGTAATTCTGCTGTTGACGCTATTGGTCGGGACAACCTAAACCGTATTAATGCTATGGGTAATCGTCGGATCAGCCAGCCTTTGATGGATTCTATCCCTCAAGTGGGTAATTCTGGCGGTACTCCAAGCATTGTAAATGTCTATGTTGTTAGCCCAGAACAGAAACCAACGTTGACAAAACAAGATGTTCTTGTCACAATTGCTGAAGACATGAGCCGTGGTGGTCAGACCAAGAAACTTGTTAAGTCGATTATTGCGGGGGGCTAATGGAAACCTTTGATTTCCCATACCATACAGTTGAAACCCAGAACCCAGAATCAGGGTTCAGGCTACAGTTGGGTGGGTCATATGTATTTTCATCACCTTCACCAGACCCAGATCAAAGAACCTTTGTTCTTTCTTTTCCACTGTTGAAGTTCTTTATGAGCGACGATGGTACAATTGATGCTGATACTCATCCTCAGATTAACATGATGAGATTGATTAATTTCTATCATACGCATAAGATGCATAAGACTTTTAAATATGATCATCCTGTTCATGGTCTTCTAGAGGTCCAGTTCCAGAAGCCGCTGCCAGAACCAGATGGGGTTAAGGGCGGTCATGGAGTAACTAAAGATTTCACAGTTCAACTATTAGAAATTCCATAAGGAGATAATTATGGCAATCACCGTACAATTCTACAATCAATTCTGGAAGAATGTTGGTAACAACAACATCAATCTTGCAAGTCATACCTTCAAGGTCATGCTTGTTCACGGCTATACTTTTGATGACGACCATGATGAGAAGACCGATCTTGGTGCTGTCGAACTGGCAAACGGTAACGGCTATACCACAGGTGGTGTTGCTCTTAGTGGTTTGACTTGGGATTTCGATTCCGGTAATAACCTGACGAAGTGGGATGCCGACGATGTATCTCTAACTGCTAGTGGTGGATCTCTTGGACCAGCCCGTGGTGCAGTTATCTATGATGACACCTCGACTGGAGATAAACTTGTTTGCTATATCGATTTCGGTCAAGACGAAAGCGCAGGTAGCGGTACAGAATTCCGTCTAACCTTCAATGCTAACGGTGTATTCGGCGTTGGTGTAGCAGCCTAATTCCTTTAGGAACAGAGGAATTAAATGGTAAACATCGTCGTACCTCATACAACTTTCGACCTTACGGGGAAGAAGAATCTTGTCGATACCAACGACAACTATTATTTCGTAGACGATGATCATACGGAATATTTGTTTTCGGACGATGCTAACGAGCAAGTTTATAAAGCGTTTGATGAAACACAATTTGGACTATTTGAACTAACTGGTTATCTTCCGTCCATTCAAACGGGAGTAAACCTTTCTGTTCCTAATACATTGTTTGAGTCCGAGCTTTATGACCCTCTAGTATTTCAAGGGCCAGTAAATAGAATTGAGGTTGAGACCACTGCTCGTTTTGAACTGATTGCTTATTTGCCTGAAGTTATTACAGGCGTTGGTATTGCTGTTCCATTTACAACCTTTGAAATTCTACACGGTGTCAATTATTACAAGCTACAAACTATTACTTGTACTGGCGATCCCGTTCCGATTGAACATATCCAAGATAGTAAAGAACTTGAGGCTGACGCTTATGTTGATCTTTTCGAAATTATTCTTTCTGATAAGGTAACGAAAATTTACCTGAAAAAAGATAAGGATGTTGATTGGCAGGGTCATACTTATGAAGGTACAGGGATTAAGATTGAAGGTGTAGGAACATATGCCGATGATGAAGTTGCTCGTCCTAAATTAACTTTGTTCAATCCAGAAGGTGTCTTCTCTAGTATTGTAAACCAAGGACTGCTGGATAATGCCACCGTTGTTAGAATCCGTGTCCTGAAGCAACACATCATTGATGATGTTCCTGTGTATCGTCGAAGCCAATGGCGCGTGAGCCGTGTTGGTAGCATGGTTAAACCTACCATTGGTTTGGAACTTCGTGATATGTTAGATGGACAGAACTTCCAAACGCCGGGTCGTATGTTTATTCCACCAGACTTCCCAACAGTGAGCTTGCAATGACAGACCATACAATTAAGCATCCTGCGCTTCTTAAAGGCTATTTGGATTATGATCATCTTCTTGGTCAGGAATTTATTCATGGCGTCAAGGATTGTTATGCAATTCTTCAAAAACTTTTTAAGCATAATTTAGATATTAATCTTAGTAACTATGCGCGCCCTGATGGCTGGTGGGTTAAAGAGGGAATGGATCTTTATAAAGATAACTATATGCACGAGGGCTTTGGTCTTGTAGAACTTGACAACCTAAGTGGTATCCGTATTCTTGATGTGTTCCTGATTGCAATTCCTGACCTATCAAATTTAGGACATTCAGTCACTAATCATTGCGCTATCTATGTAGGAAATGGTAATATTATCCATCATAGATATGGTAAACTATCCCAAAAAGTTCCCTATAGGGGGATGATGAAGAACTTTACTACGGCTATTATTCGCCATAAAGATGTACCCGATCTACAATCTAGAGAAGAATTGGCATTAGACATCATGGATTATATTCTTCCTCATAAGAAAGAGATGTTGGGTTTGGGAGTAACGAATGACCTTAAACGTAAGTAGTATCCGAAAAATTCTTCTGACACTTTATAAACCGACAGGATCGGAGCGTATTGGTTTTGTAACTAAAGCTAATGAAATCGTTGAGGTTCCAAACGTATCGCCTAATCCTGATGAGGGATTTATGGTGGCACCGAAAGACATTATCTTGTACAGTGAGATTAATCCGTCATACGCTACATGGCATACTCACCCCGGAGCAAGCTCTAATCTTTCGAATGAAGATTTTGTTACCTTTAAACTTTGGAAAGATTATGTTCACTTCATCATTGGTAACGATGGTGTTCGTGCTTACAAATACGACGAGAAACGTAAGACAATTATGGAGCTTGATGATGAGTGATAATATCTTTATGCCCGAAGGTCAACATGACACGATCCTTATCATGGCACCCGGCCCATCGCTGTCGAAAGAACAAGTTTCAATTGCTATGGAAAGGAATCCATTCACCATCGTAATTGGTGATGCTTGGAGGATGAATCCGTTTGCTGAAATTCTTTATCACTGTGATGCTCGTTGGTGGAACCATTATAAAGGCGTTCCTGATTTTCTTGGCTGTCAGCGTGTGAGTATGCAATCAACGAATCATAACGATGTTGTGAAACAGATTGTGCGAGCACAGATCCGTCATGGTCTTGAACTTGTAAAACCACAGATCGTAGCAGGAGCCAACTCTGGCTATCAAGCTATTAATCTAGCGGTTCACTATCAGCCTAAGAAAATTGTTCTTCTTGGTTACGACATGAAGAAGGCCGAAGATGGTCGGTATAATATTATTGGTGATCACCCAAAGGAAATTAGAGGGCGTAGTAAGTTCTCTACCTTCATTGAATATATCACAGAGCTTAAAGAACCTCTTCGTAAATTGGGGATTACAGTTTATAATTCTACTCCGGACAGCGCCTTGAAATGTTTCGGGTACAGGGATTTAAGAGATGCACTACGAGCGTAAAGTTAAAATCGTTCTTCATGGGTACCTAAAAGATTTGTATCCTGATCAAATTGAATTATCTGGTCACAGCGTTGCTGAGGTCATTAATGGTTTTTGTCGTCAAACTAAAGCATTTAATGTTGCTGCTGGGGAAGAAAAACATTGTATGCACGTTGTAGGTTTTGACACCGAGGATAGTCTTTATCTTCCTATTCCATCCAACGTAGACACGCTTCATTTAGTTCCGGCAATGATCGGTGGGAAGAAAGGCGGGTTTTTTAAAATCGTCGTGGGGGCAGTTATTATTGCTGCCGCAATCTGGTCTGGTGGTACTGCGTTTGGAGCCATGACCTTGTTTGCTGGGGGTTCTACTATCTCCAGTATGTTGTTTAGCTTTGGTGTTTCCTTGGTTCTTGGGGGGCTATTAGAAATGATTAGTCCCACACCGAAGATTGATAAAGGAGGTTTCACTCAGTCGGGAACTGACCCTGAAGCTTCTAAGTACCTTGGAGCCAATCAAAACACAGTAAAGATCGGAACTCGAATTCCTTTACTTTACGGGAAACATATTGCTTACGGTCACTATGTCAGCTTTGACGTTGACGCTGTTGATGTAAGTGTATAAAGGGAAGAGATATGAAAGATAAAACAGTTCCACTATCAGAAGATACAAGTAAGATCACAATTGCTACACAAGCTGAGTGTATCAATGAACTACGCCGTATGGCAGAAGCCGATCCTGAACGGATCGTAACCCGTAACTACTTCCGCAATAATAGTCGTTTTGCTGAAAGCGCATGGAGCAAACACTTCGGTACGTTTGAGGAATTTAAACGCCAAGCGGGTTTGAAGCTGACCCGCCACGGTCGCCAGATGGAACTCAACATTTCCAAACATGCTTCTTTGGAATCCTATCAGAAGATGAATTCTGAGAAGAGAGATTGGGGTTCTAAATATCTGAAACCATCTGATAAACGTTTCCAAACCGTAATGGTTGGTAGTGATGTCCATGACATTGAGTGTGATCCATTTTGGAGAGCAACTTTTATTGACACCGTGAAGCGCGTTAAGCCAGATAAAATTATCTTCAATGGTGATCTGTTCGATCTTCCTGAATTCGGTAAGTATTCAATTGACCCTCGTTCATGGGATGTCGTAGGACGTATTGAGTGGGTTCACCGCTTCTTGGCCGAGGTTCGTAAAGCCAGCGGGGACTCTGAACTGATCCTGATCGAGGGCAACCATGAGTACCGTTTGCTTCGCCACCTGTCGGAAGCTACTCCTGCCATGAGAGCTGTTCTGTCAGACCTTCATGGTATGACAGTTGGTAAGCTGTTGGGTCTGGATAAGTTTGAAGTTAACTATATCGCCCCGGCTGATCTTGCTACCCTGACTAAGACGGATATGAAGGCAGAACTAAAACGCAACTGGGTCTCTGTCTATGACTGTTTAATTGCCCACCATTTCCCTGACGGGGCCAACTACGGCATGCCCGGCTGGAATGGTCATCACCATAGCCATGAAGTTAGAACCCACTACAGCCCGTTGTTTGCGGCCTACGAATGGCATCAGCTAGGATCAGGTCATAAACGTGAGGCATCCTATACTAATGGCGAGAAGTGGGGTAATGGATTCCTTCTAGTCCACGTCGATACTGTAGCCAAACAATCCCAATTCGAGTATATTGATACTACTCATAATCACTGCGTAATTGGGGGCAAGTGGTATACTCGTGAAGCTTGATTACCTATCAGGAAGTAAAGGCGGCGGGGGCGGAGGTTCAACACCTCCCCCACCTACAAACACGCCTGACAACTTAAGAAGTAACGATACGATTGAATGTATCCTCGCTATTGGTGAAGGCCCAATGTTCGGGCTTGAAGACGGAGCCAAGAGCTTTAGAGTGGGGGATACCCAGCTTCAGAACGAGAACGGAGAGTATAACTTTCCGACGTTTAAACTCACTTTCTTTTCTGGTGAAGAGGAAGCCGATCCGGTTATTCCAGTCCTAGGTGGCTCTGCTTCCAACACTGCTGTCAACGTTAATTTAGCGAGTAACGTAAGTGTTACTCGTCAGACCCAATCAGGTCAGATTAACTTTGTTGACGTTCGTATTGCTTTTAATCGCCTTCTGGAATCTACCCAGAATGGTACGTTCAACGCTACAGTAAACTTCCGCATTGAATATAAACCTTTGTCTGCTCTTACATGGACAAAGGCATTTGGTTCTGACATTTCTATTAATGGTAAGACCACAAGCGTTTATGTAAAAGAGATTCGTATTGAACTTACACCTATCGATGAGCCTTATGAAATTCGAGTAACCAAACTCAGCCCAGATAACAGCACTGACTATTTTGCTGATATGACTTTCGAAAGCTTTCAGGAAATTATTTCTGGAACGAAAGCCTACAATAACACTGCAATTATCCAGTTGGTTGGTGAAGCATCTGATCAGTTCTCTAGCATCCCATCATGGAGTGGTATCTATAAAGGATTGCTTGTACGGATCCCATCCAACTACGATCCTATCACTCGTATCTATACCGGAATCTGGGATGGAACATTTAACGTAGCATGGACCGATAATCCAGCATGGTGTACCTACGACTTCATTATGAATGATCGTTACGGTATCAAGAGCTATTACTCTGATATCAATCTTGATAAGTACGATGTCTATGAGGCAGCTCAATGGTGCGACGAGCTGGTACCTGATGGTAAGGGTGGGACACAACCTCGCTATACCTTCAATGCTTTGATCAGTGAACCACGTTCTGGTAAAGAGCTTGCTCGTTACATGGCAGGTTCTTTTAATGCTACATTCTTTGACGATCTAAACGGTCGGGCCTATTTGCGGGTTGACAAAGATGAGGATGCTTGTCATATCTTCACACCGGAAAACATCATTGACGGTACGTTTGAATATAGCTACACAGACATTACAAGTCGCTTTAATGAGATCACAGTTACGTTCCGTAATCCTGATTTGAACTGGGAAGAAGATCGTCGTCTCATTAAAGACGATGAATACATTGCAAAGAATGGCCGTATTCCGTTAGACTTTATCGCTGTTGGTTGTATCAACGCACACGAAGCTCGTCGTCGTGCGATGCATAAACTAATTACTGCGAACACAGAAACCTGTCTGGTTCGTTTCAGAACAAACCGTATTGGTCAGTTCGTAAATCCTTTTGATGTCATGCTTATCTGTGATCCTGATATGGGTTATGGTGTGTCAGGTCGTGTGAAAGATATCAATCCTGACAGAGCTTCAATCACATTGAGAACTCCAATCTATCTAGAGGCTGGTGTTAGTTATGACATTCAGTTTATTCTGTCGAACGGAGATATCCACAGAACCAACTTAGTTGAAACAACTAAGGGCTATAACACTGAACTAAAATTCACAGCTCCATTGCCAGAGGGATTAGTACCAGATCGTACAGTCTTCACGCTGGAGCATCCAACATTAATCGGTCTTCCTCGTCCTTTCCGTGTAACTAAGGTTGAAGAGAACGACGGTAATGCTGATAGCTTTATTATTGAAGGTATCAATATCAACCGTAATAAATGGAATGATGCCGACAATCTTACACAGTCCGATGAGATTGATTATTCATCTTTGCCTGATCCGTTCGATCCTCCGGGTCCAACATCTGTTTCGTTCGAAGAACGCTACATTAAAAATAAAAAAGAATTTCAGATCACAGTCTCACCTGTGTTTGATCGTGGAGCTTACAAATATTATAAGAACGATCATTCGTTCCAAGTATGGTCTCGTCCAAAAGGAACCGATCAGGAATATGTGAGACGAGAAGTTCTTTATGGCGATACCTTGATTAACCACCCAGCAGGGTTGTATCAGTTTAAAGTTCTTGGAGTTTCATATTTAGGGAACGTGTCTCGTATTGAGACAGCTCCTGTTTATGAATTCAATGTGACTAATCCTAAAGATGCCCCAAAGAATGTAGACTGGGTTCGTCGTAACAAGCGTGAAATCTACTGGGGTTATCTAGATCCTCCAGATGACTTTGCTGGGTTCATTGTTCGTTACCACAACCAAGATCAACGCACCACATGGTTCGATGCGATCCAACCACACACGGGTATTCTGACAGCCACAACTTTCTACACGAGCTTGATCCCACCTTCAGCTCGTACAATTATGGTTAGAGCTGTTGATGACTTCGGTATCGTCTCAGAAGAGAGTGCAGTTATCTATATGGCTCTCGGTGACGTAAGCGCAACCAACGTGGTGGATCGTTTTGATTATCATGAAGGATCCCCAGCGTGGGCGGGTGTCCTTGAGGGCTGCTCTGTAGATGGCGGATCTTTGAAGGCTGACGACACTGGCGGGTTAATGTATTCAGGTGTCCCGACTGCCTTCATGTATGATGGCGGGGATATGTATGAGTCTACCTATCAGGAGATGTTCTATTACGATTACTTTACAGTAACATCTGCTGGCAGCATGGTTATCCAGATTGATTTCGAGGGTGCTGGTTATGAGGTTAGTATCCGTGAGGACATCTCTGGTGACCAACCTTGGACCCCAGTAGCTGAGACCCAATTCCTAGAGCCGGGTGAATATGAGATCCGTCTCCGTGTCTTTGGCGGCAAGGTTAGAGGTGTGGTAAATGAGTTCTCTGTTATCATTGATGCCGATGATATTAGTGAGGATATTCAAGACCTTATCGTTCCTTCAGATGGAATTGTACGGCTACCTATCACAAAAGATTATAGCGTAATTAAGATCGTTAATGTTATTATACAGGATGACGGGACAGACGCTGTGTCGTATAGAATTATGGACAAAGACGTTAATTTAGGGCCTCAAATTATCCTGCTTGATCCCACGGGCGCAGGTGTTGGCGGTCTGATCGACGCACAAATTAAAGGTTATTGATATGACGAGCCTACCCCCAAAGAGTGACCTGACCAGTGGGTTGACGACTGAAGCTGAGTTCCAGTCGGCTATTGGTTCGCTATATGATTACCTATCCCAGCTTGTCACAGGAGCCACGCCTGAGTCGATTGAGATCCTCTTGGGTAGCATCACCCCGGAATCAACGTTCATCATTGTGGACGCTGAAAATGAAGCGGCTTCTGATGACTTGACTAATATCCTCTCAACCGAAATCGGACCTAAGATTATCATGGTTCGCGTTGAAAGTGATGCCCGTCCTGTTACACTAAAACATATGGCTTCCGGTACGGGTCAGTTGTTCCTGAACGGGGCGGCTGATGCCGTTCTTAATGCAACCGGAAAGTGTATTGCTTTCTATTACAATGTTGCTGAAAACCGTTGGGAAGAGCTGTGGAGAAACTGGGGTGTGTATGCTCCAACGACAGCCGACATTACGGCTGTGCTTACGGCTCTTCAACTCGGGACAGCAGCTCAAGCTAATTTGGGAACTGGTCCTTCACAGGTTCCGATCAATTCTGTTCTGGGAAGCCTCGCTTATATCTCGGCCATCTCTAGTTCAACCCAGATCAATAACGGTATTATCACAGGAAACAAACTGGCTGACGGTACAATCGCTTTGGCTAAGATGGCTGCTGGTACGGCAGGGGGGTTGATTGGTTTCAATGCTTCCGGCGTTCCAACAACTATTCCTCCAGTCACCGCAGGGTTCTGGTTAAAAGATAATGGTCCGGGTGTTCCGCCTTCATTCCAAGAATTGAATATTAGCTCTGGTATGGTCTTCATTGGTGAAGGTGTTCTTGAAGGACAAAACAGTGCAAATGTTCAATGGACCGCAGGTGCTTACAAACGAATTTATGTAGAACTTGAACGCTGTGCTACTTCTAGTTCAGATACGTTGAGTGTTCAGTTGTATCGTAATGGAGCACTGTATACTGGTAACGCTTATAATTGCCGTAGTATCGCAATGACCGGGGCAAGCGGAGGCAATATTACTGGAGAAGTTCGTGCTCAGAATATTGGCTCTTCAAGCTGGGGTTTACACGACATTGGTAATGGATCTGTATCAGGACATCTATGGCTTCCTGCTGCTATCCTCAGTGAGTTTACACCTATGTACGGCCAGTTGGTAGTTCGTAGTGTAGCCTATCCAATTATTACTACAGGGATTGTTGAGATTGAAACAGGTGTAGCTATAACAGGTATTAAAGTATTGCGCCGCGACGCTGGTACTTTCTTAACAGGATCAAAGTTCAGAGTATGGGGACTCAAATAATGGACTACAATGACGTGCTAAAATGGATTATGTTTGTCTTAGGCTTGGTAGCTTATACAGCGGGTACCGGAAAATTCTTTTTGGATAGAATTGATAATAAGGTTGAGAAGGAAGCTCAATCTCGGGATTTAATCGAAGCAAGTTTAAGAGCTGAGGTGATTCGCGTGTATGAGGAGATTGCAAAAATTAAAGACTCCTATGTTAGACGTGACGACTTCCGTCATCACGTTGAGTATATGGAGAAGAATATTATGAGCTTGACAACCATGATGAACCAGTTCAGCATGACAGTCAACAGCCGACTAGACAGTCTAGTTATGCTATTAACAAAACAAAAGACGGAATAGACAATGAGTATTATTGAAGCAGTTCTGGATCACCTTATTGACACCGAGGGCGGTCTTTCAAACGTAGTAGGAGACCGGGGTGGTCTTACTAAATACGGTATTACCAAACCTTTCTACGCTCGTATTAAAGGTATCAAGGTATCCCAAGTAAAAGATGAAAACATTATCAACCTAACGGTTGAGGGTGCTAAAGATCTCTATCGTAAATATTGGAAGATCTGTAAAGTTGATTACCTCCCTGTGGCAGTGCAACATATCTATTTTGACATGTGTGTTAACCATGGCGATACCAACGGGGCCAAGATCCTACAACGTGCTCTTAGCGATCTTAAACTGAACCCCGGCATCGACGGTAAAGTGGGTCCATTGACGATCAAGAAAGCTAGCCTCGCTGGTCCAGAGTTTCTTGCGGCTATTCTGGCTCGTCGTACAATGTTCTATGATGCAATCGTCGCCAAGGATCCAAGTCAGAAGAAATTCTATAAGGGCTGGATCAACAACCGGGTTAAGTGGTTCGATAAAAATTCATTGACAGCTATCACTGAAGCTAAGATAATTGTCAAAGATAGTGTATCCTTGATCGACAAGATTAAGGGTCTATTCAAAAAAGGAGAGAGTATCTAATGTTGAAAATTATTGATTACTACACAAAGTCCAAGACACTGATCGTTATGACAGTGCTGGCTCTGGTTCCTGCTCTTGACCTGCTTCATCAGATTGATGTTCAGGCAATTCTGGCACCTACTCTAGGGGTTGAGACTGCCACTCATTGGGGTGAAATGTACGTTCTAGTCGTTGTTGGTGCCGCTAAAATTCTGCGCCTGTTCACGACCCTACCTATCGCTGATAAGACTTCCATCAACGATAAAGCCTAATGAACGTTCTGTATCTGATCCTCGGTCTTATCGCTCTGGTTGGTGTAGCAATACTCCAAGCCTTTAGCAGAGGTAAGACTGAGGAGAAGGCAGACACAACTCAGAAAGTAATTGACTCCGCAAAGGACGCCAATGTCACAAAAACTAAAATCTCAATCGACGCTGAATATCGTAAGAAAATCCGCGACATGTTTGAGGAACGCTAGTCTTCTAGCTTGTGTATTACTACTGAGTGGTTGTTTCAAAACTACAATCAGCGATTTCTGTATCAAGTATCAACCCGTTCCCACTCTGCATGTAGGCTCTGAGAAACAGAAGCGTACTGTGGATGAGAACAACGCTGTCTTCTATGAGGACTGCATGAGGTAGCTTAATGGCTCACAAAGGTTCAAAGAACATTGTTAACGACACGCAAAAGTCAAATAGGATCCAACTATCGCCAAGAACCGAAAAGCAAAAAGAATATTTAAACGCCCTCCAGAATTCCAGTCAAGTCTTCGCTATCGGTCCTGCCGGATCCGGTAAGACTTACATCCCCACAATGTTAGCTACTCAAATGTATCTTCGCGGTAAGATCAAGAAGATCATTCTGTCGCGCCCTGCTGTTGAAGTAGGTGAGAGCCACGGCTTCTTGCCCGGCGATTTACATCGTAAGCTAGCACCTTGGGTCTTGCCTATTACTGAGCTGATTGAAGAGGCTGTGGGTAAGGAAAAGTTTATTACTATGATGAGAGCCGGGGACATTGAAGTCGCTCCCTTCGCCTATATGAGAGGTCGTACGTTTGAGAACGCCTTCGTCATTCTGGATGAGGCTCAGAACACAACACCTAAACAAATGGAAATGTTCCTGACCCGTATCGGTGAAGGATCGAGAATGGTTATCTCAGGTGACTTACGCCAGTCAGATATTGGTAAGAACTCAGGACTCGCTGTGGCTATTGATCTTATTAAAAGATACAAAATCCCGGCTGAGATTATTGAGTTCACCAGCCGGGACGTTGTACGTTCTGAGATGTGTAGACAGTGGGTAGAAGCCTTCGAGAAGGGAGCTTAGGCTTCTTCTACCCATTTTTTAAGATCGTAGACTGACCCGAAGAACTTCCCTTGAGTGAAGATCATAGGCATTGAACGAGCACCTGTCTGCTCGTACAGTTCAGCTTTACGATTAGCATCTGAAGTCAGATCCACATAGTCATATGAAAGGTTAGCCTTCTTCATAATGTCTTTGGCGACCAGACACTGAGGGCAGTTAGCCTGACCATAAATAGTCCATGCAGCCGGGGCTTCCAACAGTGAGAAGTTCTTGCTGACATCTCCAAAGGCATCTTCCCATGTACCAGTTGTAGCGGCCTTGGTGTACTCAGTAGCGCGTTGCTCGAAGAAGTTCGCAAGCTCTGGTGAGTTCAGGATCTCGTCCATCCATCCAAGAGGATTGACCTTGACTCCATAGTTAGGTTTCAGACCCAACTGAATGAGACGACGATCAGCGATGAAGCGAATGTATTGTTTAATATCGTCAGGTGTCATCCCTTCGATACCACCCTGTTCAAACGCTAGGTCAATGAAATGATCCTCATGCTCAACCGTAGTGCGGCAGATGTCATAAATATCTTTCTTTAATTCATCGTCCCAGATGTCACGGTTCTCTTCGATGTAGATACGGAAGAGACGGATCATCGATTCGACGTGCAAGGTTTCATCACGCACTGACCACGTTACGATCTGTCCCATACCCTTCATCTTATTGAAGCGTGGGAAGTTCAACAGCATGGCGAAAGATGCAAAGAGTTGCAGACCTTCAGTGAAAGCTGAGGACATAGCCATTGACTTAGCAAGGTTACGGCGGCTGTCAACAGAGAACGATTGCATGTAATCGAACTTGTCTTTCATTTCCTTGTAACCGAGGAAGGCTTTGTATTCTGTCTCAGGCATACCAATGGTGTCCAGCAAGTGAGCGTAAGCTGCTTGGTGTACACATTCAATGTTAGCGAAAGCCAAGAACATCATGAGGACTTCATTTGGTCCGAATACCTGTGCGTACTTACGCACATAGGCATCACCGACTTCAACGTCGTTCTGTGTGAAGAAGCGGAAGATCTGCGTCAGCAAATTCTTCTCTTCTGGTGTCAGCTTGTTAGCCCAGTCACGAACGTCCTCAGCCAACGGCACTTCCTCAGGAAGCCAAATCAATTGGTTCTGAAGAAGCCACGCCTCATAGCACCAAGGATACTGGAAGGGTTTAAAGATGTGGCTCTTGGTTAAGAGACCGGAGTTCTTTGGATTCTCAATCATATTAATTCCTTTGGTTATTGACAAGCTTCGCAAACTTCATACTTATTAGCATGCTCTTCTACGTCAAGGATTTTTTCTCGTTTGATTAGAACTGATGGTTTATCGGCCCGTTGTAGCGACTTCGATCTACAGTAATATAGTGACTTCAATCCGATTTCCCAAGCGGTAAAGTGTAGATCATGTAGTTCTTTCTTGCTGATGTCAGGACGCAGGAACACGTTAATGCTCTGAGCCTGATCCACAAACGGTTGACGCTCCGCTGCCTGTCGAAGGATCTGACGTTGATCGATCTCAAAGGCCGTACGGAATACTGCTTTATGTTCAGGCAACATGAAGTCAAGGTTCTGAACTGAACCCTCGTCATTCATAATGGTTGACCAGACTTCCTGCGTATCCATTCCGTATTCCTTCAACAGACGTTGAAGGTATTTATTCTTCACGTTAAAAGAACCTGATAGGGTTTTATGAGTGTACACGTTAGCCATGATTGGTTCAATACCCGCACTTGTACCACCACAGATAATGGAGATAGAAGCTGTAGGAGCGATAGCCATAGCAGTGGAGAAACGAATACCTGTCATAGAAGCATCAATAGCGTCAGGACAATCCCCTCTCTCAAAAGCGATCTCTCTGTTCGCTAGTTGTACTTGACTAGAAACGTAGCGGATCATTTGCTCATTGATGTGAGCAGCTTGTTCACTCTCGAAGGCAATACCCTTAGACTGATAGTATGAGTGTAGACCCATTACCCCAAGGCCGACAGAGCGTTCACGCATCGCAGAGTATTTAGCTTTAGCATGAGTGTCAGGAGCGTTGTCGATAAAGTCTTGCAGGACGTTATCGAGGAAGTACATGACATCAATAATGAACTGATCGTCATCCTTCCACTCATCATACTTCTCAAGGTTAAGGGACGAGAGACAGCACACAGCCGTTCTGTTCTTACCTAAATGGTCGATGCCTGTTGGTAGAGTGATCTCAGTGCACAGGTTGCTCGTCTTTACAGACAGTCCCAGCTTCTTCTGGTGCTCTGGCATAGCAGCGTTCACAGTATCGCGGAACAGGATGTATGGTTCGCCTGTCTCAATTCTCGCGGTCAGGATACGGATCCATAGTGAACGAGCCTTAACCGTTTTAACAACCCGCTTTGTGGCTGGAGAGATAAGATCATAATCACCGTCATTACGAACAGCGTTCATGAAGATGTCATCTACAGCAACTGCGTTATGAAGATTAAGAGCTTTACGATTAGGATCCCCACCCGTAGGGCGGCGGATTTCGATGAACTCTTCAATCTCTGGATGGTTGATCGGCATGTACACAGCCGCAGAACCTCGACGTAAGGAACCTTGAGAGATAGCCAGTGTTAGACTATCTTGTACGCGAATGAAAGGGATCACACCTGAAGATTTTCCAACCTTACCGATGCTTTCACCGATAGAGCGAACGTTGCCCCAGTATGTTCCGATACCGCCCCCGAGACACGCAAGCCATGTGTTCTCAACCCAGTTGTCTACGATGCCCGTCATGTTATCAGTGGACTCACTGAGAAAACATGAGATAGAAAGACCACGGCTGGAGCCACCGTTGGATAGCACAGGCGTAGCTGGCATAAACCAAAGGTTGCTGATGTATTTGTAGATACGATCAGCATGTTCCTGATCGTTAGAAAAGAATTTTGCTACACGAGCAAATAAATCTTGATAGGATTCTCCCGGAAGAAGATATCGATCTGACAAAGTTGCCTTACCAAAGTCAGTTAAATTATCGTCACGGCTGTGATCGACACGCATGCTGTAATACCCCGCTGAAATTTTTATTAGGTTTCTCCGATGTAAATCGGAGAAACCATACTGGCATATTTTAGTCTGATCGACAATCAGATTTTATCCACCTAGCGCAACCTTTTCAGCGTCAAGATCGCGGTTAAGTGCTTGTTCTGTTGAGAACTTTTCAGGGTAGCGAGCTGCTAGTTTCGCAATATTTCTTTCGCCAACTGCTTCAAAAGAAGTATCGAGATAACGAAGCATCAGAGCGAGGTACCACATAATATCTCCAGCCTCTTCGAAAATATTTTGTTTGTCAACTTCTCTGTTCTCTACCTTAGCTGAAATTAATTCTTCAGCCAGTTCACCTGCTTCACTTGCAATTCCGAGAATTGCGTGAAACAGATTTACTTCCTCTGCGGTGAGAGTAATGTCATCTTTACGCTCATCGATAGTCTTGTAAAGATTAGCCATAACTTGACCAGCCTTTTGGAGACGCTCTGCAATCTTCTGGTCATTGTAGAAGAAGGCACGTTTGATAGCATCAGCAGATGCGCCAGCCTGAACAACGTCAATGGTTTGACGAAGACCAAGCTTCTGGCTTTCGAATACTTCTGTGTGAAGTTCTCCGCCAGCGAGTGTGCGTTCAGAGTCGATTAGATATTGGGTCATAGAACTCATTTAGTTTCTCCAGTGATGTAAGCAACAACTTCTCTGAGGCGAGACAGGAATGTTCCTACATCTTCGTTAGGGTTTACGATGTCGTATGTTCTTACGTTGTGTTGATCGAGGTTGATATAGTTACGACTATCACCATCAAACGTATGACCATCACGATGGATTCGGATGAGAACAACATTCTCAGAGCCAAATTCTTTAATAAGAACCTCTGCCTCAGGCGCGAAACCACTATCTGATACAAAGAAAAGATTGTAGTTAGTAGAGGCTCTCTTGATACGCTGCTTAAGGATCTGACCGAATACGTCTTCACCATGCATTGGTTTGAGGAAATACTCTGAGATATTAATCTGTACTTGGCGGCAAGACTTACCGAAGAAGATTTCCTCAGGAATTCCTTTACGTTCAAACGTATCAAAATGTTCAAATAGTTTCTCGTCACCATCGCAATAGATAGCGGTGGCAGCTTTCTTTAATGGTGTAGCGAACTTCACCAGTTTACCTTCAAAATATTCTTGAAGATGAGCAGCGGCAGTGTCTTTACCAGAACCTGCTGGTCCGTTTAAAAGAAAAATTTTTGTCATTTAATGACTTCCAATACGTCTTTAATCGTACAGCTACCAACACTAAGGATGAAGCATACTACAAGAAAAACAAATGTAACATTAATAAGGGTTTCTAGTTTATCAGGTTTCATATTAAGCTCCTTGTAATCTAAGTTCTTTAGCCAGTTTCATAAATTCTTCCTTAGCTTCCAAAGGTTTCCAGCGTTTAATGGTCACATTCAGTGGTGCCATAGCTGGGTCTTTGAACAATTCAGGATCCACTTTATACATCAGATCATGCATCTCGTCAATACAGATTGCACGATCCATTGAATTAACGATGGCTTCAATGGCATCGATCTTGATCTCAAACTTATCAAAAATTACTTTGATAATCTTGTTTTCAAGTTCCTTAAAGAACGGGAAGCGACCTTTAAGATGATAAACAATATCACCAACATAGGCTTCAGAAGCGTCGTGCATAAGCAAGGCTCTCTGAATGTTCTCATCCATACCGCCAGCTTTAGCTCTCTGTGCCAAAAGCACAGAGTGTTCAGCAACAGAATAGAATAACTTGGTCTGTCCGTTGTAACGCCCTTGATTAGAAAGGGCGTTAGCGATTTCGAACAGATCCACATCCTCAGGCTTGAAGTCTTCGAGGTCGATCATCTTCCCCGTTAGCGTGTAAAATGAAATCATGTCTTTGCTACCTTCTTTAAAAATGCCTCTTGTTCTCTCTTAGAAAGATTTGCCCACGAAGGAAGTTGTTGAGGCTCGTATACTTCTCCTGCCAGCATATCTTTCATAATAGAAAGCTCTGTTGCTGAGAAGCTTTGAGCGTTCATGACATACTCCATAAAGGCTTCGTAGGTGTGAGGAACCCAAGCCTTAATGATCTCATGTAGGATGATATCAGAGAAGTCTCTGATCTCACGCTGTGCATGGGGATCACTTCTTAGTGAACAGAAGTGAAGCAGGTTATGAAGGTTCATCTGCCAATAGAATTCAGTGTATGTAGACAGAGGCAGATTGATACGCGCCATTTCACGCGCCACGTCCATAACAATAGCTTCTTTATAGTGGCTAAAGATTTCTTTCTGATCGTTTTCAAATACCTCTCTAAAACGTTCTTTAAACTCTTGGTCTAATTCTCCAGCCGAACCTTGCTTGTTGGTCTTGCTTTGAGCCAGAATGTAATCCAGATCCGGCAAGTAACATTCATCCTTCATCTCTGAATAGCGACCAGAATATTCATTCATGGAAGCCGTGCGGTGTCTGACCCACTGCCTTGCGACAAAGATCGGCATTTTCAGGTGGAGTTTTACAACACAACCTTCAAATGGGCTTGTGTGCCGATGTGCCATAAGGTAGCGGATCAGACCACGGTCCTCGTTCACTGTCTTAGTTCCTTCGCCGTAGGATACACGAGCCATCTGGACGATGGCATTATCATCACCCATATAGTCGATAACCCGGACGTGACCCAGATTGTGAACAGGAAACTGATGTCCCAACATACTATCAAGGGGACGTGATTGTGCGCGTAGAAGATTCATATTAGCGTGGCTCCATTGTCAGAACATTAGTGGTGGGAACAGTAAACCAAGGTTTACGATCTTCCTTTACTCGGCGCGGGATCGCGTAGAGGATCAGGTTCATACCGTCTCTACCTGTAACCATATCGATCAGACCGGAGTTATAATCTCCACGAGCTTTCTTGATCTTAGGATCCTCATTGTTCCAGCCTGTAGGATCGTCAGCCAATCGGATGGCGACAATAAACTTCTGTAGTGACTTACGTCCCCGCCCTGCTGGGGTCCAGTTGAATCTACGATTTTCTACAACGTCTAGATTGTAAACTAGGTTTCTCCCTACTCGTAGTTTCTGTGCCGCCTTATCATGGTCACCATTGAAGATGGCGAGGACATGAAGGATGTGGGCTTTCTGTGCTGGGCTTAGTTGTGGTTCCATTTCTGCTCCCGTTATAGTTCGATATAATTATCGGCTGATGGCTTTTTATGGCTTACCAGAATGATCTGGTTGTAAACAGCCGTTAAGTTCTTCAGGCATTGAGCCGTATAGTCAGCTCTATCCTTGTCCATAGCTGCGTCAATCTCGTCAGCCATGAATACACTGAACACTTTATTCGTCAAGACTGTACCCAATCCTAGACGAACAGCAAGGTTAGCAACTGCCTTCCCTGAACCTGACAGAGTTTCTACAGGTTGTCCGTCTACAATTATCTCGAAATCCTCAGTAATGTCAATACGATTCCGCACATTATTTGTCATCTGTGATAAAAAGTTTGACGACACTCTGGCTAAAGAAGGCACCAGATATGACTTGACTTTTGGCTTCAAAGCGTTTAAAGCAGCTCTAACATTTTGCTTCGTATCAATATCTTGAAGCACCTCATCAATGTGGTTGAGTGTCTTCTCACGTTGTTCGTTTCTGATCTTGTACTCTTTCAGATCAGCTTCGTATTTACGAGCGACAGACAGTTCCAATTCTACTAATTTATAGTCTTCCTGAATTGAAGAGAGTTCTTCAAGACGAGGCAGCAGTCGAGCCTGAGCGTCAACGTATTTGTTGTAACGTTCCAGAGCGTTCTCGTAGCGTTGAACTTTCTGGTCATATTCCTTACGGATACGGATCTGTTCATCGAGATCGGCATCAAACGCATCTAGCTCGTAGGCTTGAAGACTACTGAGCTGAACTTGTTTCTCCAATCCAAGCGCAATGGCCTGACGAGCTGGTTCCTGTTTAGCAAGGATCAGTTCAACTCCTTCTTTGGTACCAAGTCTACGAACTGTAGGCTCTTTAACAACAGGAAGAGCAGCAATAGCTCTATAAGTATTATTACGATCTCTTGCAACTGTAGCCTGAAATGGTAGGGTGATCTCACAATCCTCCGCCATTTCTAAATATTTCTCGAAGTCAAAGTCGTTGGGGATCGACGCTCTTAACTCATCCACATGCGTGTGGTTGAGTGAGAAATTACCATTACAGTGCGGACAATTAACCTTATTGTTTTTCTCTAACTCCTGAGCTTTCTTTTCAATCTGCATATACTCAGCGACTTTAGACATGTTGTCGTAGTCTTCATCAGTATAACCTTTATCAACCCAATCTTTAGGAAGTCTAGAGATTTCCTTTATGTATTGGTCATAAGCTTCCCACTGAGCTGCTACCTCGTTAGTAACATAATCCTCATGCTCTTTAATGTCTTCGTCGCTCATAACGACGCGATTTAGTAATGAAGAGACCTCATTCTTTAATAAAGAAATTTTATTTTGTAAAGTATTACGTTCCTCTTTCTTATTATAAAGAGTTTCAATAACAGGATAAGGACACACAGCCACTAATGGTGGCTCAATAGCCTCCAGTGTTTTTAGTTCTGTAAGGATTTGAACCTTCTCATTATTTTTATGAAGGAGGTTAGACAACTCTGCTTCTAATTGCTCAATGGTTTTCCCACCTTCAATTGGTGAAGGAGGTATCAGTTCAGGAGGCAAAGTTTTTTCTAAGCTACCAAGAGCCTGACGCAATCCATTAAGCTGTTCGGTAGTCTCTTTAATAATCTGATCGATAGCATCCAACCCAATGGTACGATCAATCATACGCTTACGCTCGGCAGGAGTCTTGTTCGTCATCGCTGTGACATCATCCTGAAGGCAAGCATTGGCCGTGTCAAAAACTTCCAGATCGTAACCAAATAGTTTAACGATAGCAGCGTTGACCGCCTTCGTTCCATTGACAACTTCTTTTGAGTTCTTAAAGAGCTTGGCCATAGAAGATGATCTAGTTACTTTATAGATGTTCTCTCCCATCTTGATCGATGACTCGACAGAGATAGAACCGTAGCTTGAGCCAACAGAGCGCAGAGCTTTTGTACCGAACCATGCAAAGCGAATCATTTCAATCCGCAAAGATTTACCGGACTCATTTGGTCCGGTAATAGCAGTCAATCCTTTTTCAAACTCATGGTCAAACTTATAAGTCTTACCAGTAGATGTGAAGTTCACTTCACCTTTAAGTGTTAGCAGCATCGCTGGCAATCTCCTCATAACGGTTCCAGATACCTTGAGCAACATCTGGCGGTACTTCATTCTCAGTCATGGACTCATCGAATAGTCCACGGAAGGAGAAGGTTTCTGTTTTAACTTCGACTTCTTCCTGATTGTCTTTGTCTACATATTTAAATGAGAATTGAAGCGCATCGACATTATCAGGAACTTGCTCGTCATCTTTCAAGTAAAGACGAAGAACTTTATTGTGAAACGCTAATGGATCAGCAGCGATAGCCGCTTCGTATTGCGCTAAGGTTCTCGTCACATAATACTTTTCTGTAGGATCTTCACCATGAGTATAGGGTTGAAGGGAACCAACTACCGTTACTTTGATTGGTCCATTGTCCCCTTCGTGCGAGAACTCAGATGGGGTGTGAATATGACCAGTAAAGATATGGTCTGTCACCATTGAACCCAACTCTTTCAGAGGAATCAAATTATGAGTATGTCCGAAATCTTCGATGTCCCAATGTCCAAACGCAGCGGCGATCTCATTGAGCTTCCAGAACTTCTGAGCCGACACGAGGTCAGCAGCAGAAGTAAACGCATCATACGGTATCAACATAAGCGTATCGCTACCATCAGACGTTGAGTGATATTCAATTTCCTTAACGAAATGAATGTTATCAGCGAAGCCGCACATACGTTCAGCTAGATCGAATGAAGACCATGTCTCTTTGTTGCGAGTGATATCATGATTGCCCTGTAGAATAAAGTAATCTACATCAGGGTGACTGACTGCCGCTTGGCAGATAATTGCTGTCACTGAACACAGAGTATCAATCTCAATTCGAAACTGATCGAATAGATCCCCCATCACAATCACAGTACGGGCTTCGCCGATATCAGTCATCTGATTGCGAAAGTCCTCGTACTGTGATTGTTCCCGTTCACCACGGCGTGAGAGGTCCACACCATTCAGGAATTTCTTCCCGAAGTGTGGATCCCCAATTACAGCGATTGTACTATTCTTGACTTTGTACAGCATCACGATTCTTTCTGTGTTCAACATGAGCAAAGAGCATTTTAAGTTGGGTCAGAGTATCAGCCAAAGCGTTGTGAGCATCGCCAACATTCTGCCAAGGCAGATTAGGAACAGCTTCTGGAAAGTGAAGTCCCTTCAGATAGGAGTTCATATCAGTAGCGTCTCTGTAATGAAACGGATTAGGCAAGCCCTCATCGGCAAAATAAGAAGCAAGGAACATAAAGTCAAAGGTAGTGGGCTTTGCCCAGAACCGAAGACCTTGTTCAGGTTGATAGCACCACTTAGCGAAATCAAGAATGACATCACGATACGGCTCCTGACGAGAAAGGATTCCTTTAAGAACCGTTGGTTTCTGTTTACCCCACCATGCGAGGGTGTCTTGTGACCACGAACGGTGAGTTGGCATCGTCAAGCATCGATCATAAAAGACCGGACAAACAGTCTTAGCTTCCAGATTGAACTTCACTGCCGAAACTTGCAGGATCGAGTGACGATCTGGCATCGTTCCAGTTGTTTCAATGTCCACCATGATATCGGTAAATTCTACAGCCATTTATATTCTTCCATTTCGCTCCACTTGATAGAGCTTTTCTTTGTTAGTTTCACCATTAAAATTTCTGAAGCCGGGACTCTGTACCAAACATCTGTAATAAGATTATGAATGAAGATCCAGTATTGTCCCTTAGCTGCACACTGTCTAACCATAGCTGCATTTTGCGACGGAGTAAAGTTAGAAAACGAAAAACTTGTAGCGTTGTTCGAAGATTTTACTTCGGCATAATACATGTTTCCATTCTCAGTCACAATATAATCAGAAGGACCAGCCTTCGCAAATCCTTTCGGACCCATCGCTCCCTTGATCTGCTTGGTATCGACAAGACTGTAAACGAATACAGTCTTGCCCCCCAAAGCCATCCTATCTTCAAAGATCGCTTCCGATCCTGATCCGTCATTACGCCGCATAGAGATACTCCACTACTTGCTCGATCTGATTATCGTTACACTTCGATCCTTCAACGAAGCCTAGGATATCTGGCACCTCATCGAGTTCGATCTGACCGAGTGGAGCCTTGACTTTATCATACGGTTCGAATGTACGACCAACTGACGCAGTGCAATCGATCTTAAGATTGCGAACGATATCAGGATGGTTTGTCATCACTTCTTTAGCCATCTTAATGAAGGCTACGACCTGTGACTTATGAACCGAGAACAACAGCTCGTCGTGGATGGGCATCTTGAACTTCGCGTCAAAGCCTTCTGCCTTGATACGCTCACGGATCTTAATGATCGAACGTTTCGCCAATGTAGCCGACGAACCTTGAATGACAGCATTAACAAGCTGGTTTCCAGCACGAGATCTGACAGCCTTCATAACTTGCTGACCGAACTTATACACACCAGCATGCCCGACGTTCAAGTACTGCTCAAACATTCTGTTAGTGATCGTAGTCCATTCGTGGGTGATTTCCCAGCGAGTGCGCTTATGTCCATCAGGGAGTGTAACAAAACCATCCCACTTGGCTTGTTCGATAATACCAACACGCCAAGCTTCGGCAACGGCGAAACGTGTACGATACGCATCGGTCGCAGCCCACATCTGTTCACTGGTCCATCCGAGTTTATCCCCGACTGTGGACAGGGCTCCTGAATACCAGTAGTTGAAGTTTGATCCTTTACCAACCTCAGTCCTCCAGAATTTCTTGGCAGCTCCCGGCGTGAGAGCCTCACCATTTGGTTTAATCAGAAGCGCAGACGGAATTGTATCAGCTTCCATCTTGTGCATATTTTTCAGCAACTCTGGTGTTACACCTTCGATGACAACGCCGAGAACGTCTGCGGCTGCACCTAAGTGCAAGTCTTGATAAGGTAACTGACCGTAGGCTTTGAAGAACTCTGGATCCCCAGACAGTTCCCCAATCAGAACAAGTTCGATCTGCGACCAATCTAGGGACACTAGAACATGATCTTCTTCATCAGCGAGATAGAACCCACGAACATAGGTGGACTCGCCTCGCTTACTGAGCTGCATCCCATTTGGATTACTGCAAGCCATACGGCGAGTAGCCAGCATTGAGCTGACCTCAGGGTACATACGGCTGGTCTCTGGGTCAGTCAGCAACTGATACGGTGTCAGATACAACTTCATACGTTGTTCGATTGAAGCCATCTCACCCATGAGCTTGAGAAGTTTGTCACACTTCTCATAATGATCCTTAGTCGTAGGATCTTTCTGAATTTCTTTCTTGAACTTATCTCTCAGTTCACCTCGCGTTTCTGCATCGGATTGAACTTTTCCTTTGTAGATGATGGGAGGGAATCGGCAGAGATCGTACATAAAGATACGAGCCTGATAATAATGTCCCAAGCTAATACCGTCACACTTACCTCCGGCCCATGCATTTGATACAGCAGACGATATTTGACAGCACTGTTCGAAATCATCTTCAGAGTCAGGTGAAGTGATCCAGTCAATTGCTTTATCACGATAGTTTTGTCCTTTATCATTGTACCACTTGTCGAACTTAGCAAGTTTCTCATTAAGTTCAACTGGGAACGGAAGTAGAGTAGCAGCTACTGCTTTAATCTCACGCAGGATCTTGGCGAAGTTTGCTCGTTCGACACGCTTGCGTTTCTCAATAGCATCTGAGTTTACGCGCAACCCATCCTGACGGATCTCAGCAAACACCTGAGCCATCGGGTTCTCTTGAGAGAAGAAGGTAGGTATCGTATCAGGACAGTTGTCCTTCATGAATTGATACAGACGATAGAAAAGTTTGACTGCCCAGTACGCATCTTCCGCACCGTAATCTTTAACTTCCTCGCCAGACAACTGACCCATATGATCCTTACCGTTCAAGGATTCTTCATAAGTCGTCATCTTGTATTCGAAGAAACTCCAGACAGCTTTCTTCAATCCGTATCCGTATGCCAGATCAGCGATCACGCCGTTATAAGAATACTTGGCAGCAGAAGTTTTACCCAACACCTTAGACAGAAGTTCTGTCTGAGCAGGAGACATCTTGTCTCTGCTCTCAGATGGGTTGAAATCCTTGAAGAGTTTCTCAGCATCGAGAAACAATTCCTGCATGGCTCCCAAGTTTGCTTCGACATATTTCATATGGTCATACTCGTCAGGACCGTAAGCCGAGACAGCCATTTGCAATGTGTCAATTACATTTCCAACATCCCAGTTATAGACACGTTTGAAAACGGTGATCTCATACACAGCGTTGTGTGCAATCCATGAAGCGTCTGGTTTCTTGGCGTCAAGAATAACCTTGGCTTGCTCCCATGTGAGACGATTCTCAACGTCGCTATGGTTCAGGTTCACATAGTAAGCGACAGGCTCGTCAGCGTTTAGATCAGGATAAACAGAGAAGCCAGTAATAACCATACGACGATAGTCAAATGCTTTACCCTCTTTAGCTTTACGAAACTCCTTGATCCCGTCATGAGCATTGGTGTTCTCAGTCTCAGTGTCGAGACCGACAACGACAGCCGTACCCATGTCGATCAGAAGACCGGGAAGAATCTCGTCGTAGTTACGTTTGTCGATCAGGATCGTTTTACAATTAATCATAATCATTGGCCTCTTCAAAGGGTTCTATAAAGACACGATTTTATTCAGCGTACAACTCTTCTTCAGTGCCTCTGAAGTTATCATTTAAAAACAAAGAAACTCTTGGGTGATAACCTTGTCTTTTTAACATCAAGAAAAATCTTTCTTTCTCAGAAAGTTTCAATCCTAACAGTTGTTTTAGTTTCGCCAGCTGAAATTGTAGCCAAGTTAGTCGTCTCATTCTACTGTTCCTAAATCAATTGGGTCACGAAAGCCTTTGTATACAGGGAAGCGAGGTAGATCATACTCGCCGTATTGCATAAACTTAAACGTGACAGTTTTACCTAAATAATCTTGCTGGTTATCCCAGATCTTTTTACGATCAGCGTCATTAAAGCCAGAGCCAATTGTAAATGTTTTATCTTTGTATGTAACTTCTAAAGCTCCTAGATCCCCACGCCCAACCATATTCTCTTGGTGAGTTGATCGTTCCGTGTGACCTAAGGCATTAATGGTTGCCTCATTAGCATTATGCATACGCTCTTTGAAGCCAGTAACCACTGCTTCATCTTCAAGAAAGCGTTTGAGTTTTAGTAGGATGCCTTCCTTCAAAGTAGAACGCCCTTCCTTATAGAAGCCATCAGGCTTACGAACCATAATGCCCTCATAACCCAGTTGAAGACAAGTCTCTTCGTACTCAGTTAGTTCTTCTGGGTTCAGAATTTCTTCATGCTCAAGCATCACAAGATGATCGTTATTTGTGAGTGTTGCTTTCTGCAAAATATTATCGACGACCAATGATCTAGTCTGGAAGTCTCTCTCGTGACCAAGATGGAAGTTATCAAACACATAGAATTTAAAATCAGGTTCACCATCTTCGGACATTACACCTGAGCTGGTATTCCGGTAGCACATTGGATCGCAAGGATCCCCAACGATAAGCTCACCGTCAAGTCCATTCAGGTAAGACTTTCCGATCTTGTCCTGAACAAATTTGTTACGGATCGGCTTCAGGTTACGGCTCACAGCTACACCATCAATGATGAGGCAACGTATACCGTCCAGCTTAGGGCTAGCAAGGCATGGGAACTTAAGAGCAGAGATATCTTTATTCTCTAACGTGGCAGCGAGTAATGGTTTCATGGATCACATCATATATTGGTTGAATACTGGTTCAGCTAAGTCAGGACGATTTAAACCCTGATACATACTACTTTCAATCAAAGGCCAAGGAACGTTTTCAAATCCTACAACCTTATAAAAGGTAAGTAAAGTATTTCTATTATCTTTTTTCACGAACCATTCTAAAGCGCGAACAGGGAAGAAAGATGAAATCATATTGCGAACTTGATCCTCAGTCAGAGCGTAGCCTGAAACAATAATGTGTTCTAGGATCTGCTTCTGATGATCGTCGAATTTTTCCCATGAAGTTTTACCAAAGCCAGTAGCTCCCGGAATGTTATCCGAAGAATCTCCAACCATTGTCTTCATAAGTTTAATCCACTTGGCTTGCTCTGGAAATTTATCCCTAGCCATAGGTAGGTTTAATTGGTACAAATCCAAATCGTTTGATTCTATATACATCTTGGCTTTGCCTTTGTATTTAAAAGCAAGAGCCGCAATAACATCATCACCCTCAAAGCCATCGACTTGAAGTGAAATTACTTTAGAAAGTTTCAGAAGTTTCTTGAGAAGGTTCTGGCTTTCGTAGATGTTATCCCCGGCTTTCTTTCTTCCCAATTTATATTCTGGATACAAGACTCTGCGTTTTTCGAGGGCATTAAATCCATCCCATACACAGATAACAACACCTTGCTTATTATGAAGCTCGTAAAAACAATTCTTAACTGAGTTACCAACGAGCACGGTTTCAATTCTACGACGAAACCAGTTGTTTCCGTCCACTAATGTCATGTTTAGCATGTTCGCTCCCTTGAAGAAAATGAACCCCAGCCGAAGCTGGGGTCCACATCTGACGAATAATCTCCCGAATTACTCGCCCTGACTCGCACCAAGTAGAGCAATCGTGATGATGCCCCACGTTTGTGAGTTCTTATTAGTCATAGGTTTGTAGCTGACTTCAGCTTCAACAACCCCACCTGTCAGACCTGCTTTATCAACTTCTTTCAGGAAGCTGGCAATCTCTGCACGGTTGGTAATTGAAGTCGAGTGGCCCAGACGAAGACCAGCTTCGGCCACAACAACACCTTTGATATCTTTAGCATCTTCAAGAAGAGCCATAGAGATGTCAGCACCGTTGTATGGACGAGCTTTAGGATCGACAAGGTTTGCCTTGGCGACAGCTTCGTTCCAAGTACCGCCAGACGCGCAAGTTACACCATCATAGCTCTTAGCATATGTTGGTGGGTTGCCGTAGCGAATACCGTTGAATGGTACGACTTCGGTCAGATCAATTTTAACTTTGATCTTTTCGATGAGGTTTACTTTGGCACCAATCTTCAGACCGTTCTCGTTGACTTTCAGGAAGTCATCAACGTTCATAGAACCGCTTGATAGATCAGCAAGGGATGGTGGTTTAACAGGCGTATACGCAGCAACGGCTGTTTGCTGAGGTGCTTGTGACACGGCAGGAACAGAAGCAGTTTGTGCAGGGGCTTGTTTAGCTTGTTGTTCAGCAGCTTGGATAGCAGCGTCAACTGGATTTGGAGTAGTCATGTGTATTTTCCTTAATAAGTTTCGGTTTCATTGTATCCTTTAGCTAAGATAGATAAAGGTACGGTGAGTATTTCATATTTTTAGACCGCTGTCAAGTGTGCGTTTTTGCACCAATCGTTAACACACCATAACTGTCATCAACCTTAGCTAAATCTGAACTTTTCTTGTTGACAATAGCGAAGATTCTCTGATCGATAGAGTCTTCGTATTCAAGAACGGTGACCCGGAGAGGTATCTCACGAGTACCACGAATGGCGCGACGGTACGCTTGAACGAAATTAACGTCCTGATAATCCAAACTTGCAAAGATAATATGATTAATATGGCCCCAGTTAAAGCCCACAGCAGCCGTGGCGGGGCTTGCTACGATAGCGTCAAGTGTACCCGCCCTAAACTCTTCATCGATCTCAGCGCGTCTTTCTGCTGAAACAGACCCATTAATCAAACCAACTCGTAATCCCTCTTTCTTAAGGAGCTGATAGATCCTGTTCTGTTCTGGTACAAGAGCAGAGTAGATGAGCATAGGCTCATTGCCTCTATTCTTATGGTCCTCAATATGAACCAGAAGGCTTTCATCTTTACCAGTTAGTTCACCATCCTTCAGCAACCCGAAGGTTTCTGGATGGGCCATAATCTGTCGGCATCGCATAACTGCAACAGCCGGATTAAATCCTTCAAGGAATTTATCTTCAAGTTCCAGAATGGCTGACGCTTCGAACTCATCATAGGCAACACGTTGCTTATGATGCATCTCACAAACTTCAGTCTGAATAATTGGATCAGAGTTTTTATACACAGAGTTAAATGGTCTACGGATACAGTGACGCTTGAAGATACGTCCGATCTTCTCATGGTTGGTCCACAAGATAACGTTTCCGTATTCATCGGTCAGAGCATGTTGAGCCATAAAGGTTGAATGATTACCATAGTAACGAGGCTCGATGATCTGTACAGTTGGGAAGCAACTGTCAAGTCTTCCATCGATCAGCGTACCAGACATGGCGAGGAAATATTCAATCACTCGCATCGCTTTCATCAATGCTTTTGTACGATCACTCTTGTGGCTCTTGAAACCCATGTGGATCTCATCAACAATCACGGCGTTCATATCAGGATGAAGCTTCTTCAACCTCTCCCAATCATCAGCAAATCGTTTGAAGCCCATCAAGAATACTTTTGCGTTACTATCCATTTGGATAATACGTTCCTTGGGGGTACCATCAATGATCATTACATCGGCTGGAGTAAAGTTAGTAAAGCGAAGAAGTTCTTTTCTGTTCTTGCGAAGCAAAGACTTTGGCATAACCCAGAAAGAACGGCAACCCTGCTTGGTCCATAGGTATTCCATGTAAACACAAACACTCGGAGTCTTACCAGTTCCCGGATCGCTGAGGTTAGCACAACGAGGATTTTGCAAATAGAACGCAAGATCGGAGATCTGGTAGTCTCTCAATACTTCAGGCATTATATTCACCTCTCATAAATTTTTTCAACAGGGTTGATCCCAGCGACTCGAAGCTACCTTCTTTGCCGACGTTGAGAATCTTGTCTGTCATTCCCGGTTCCATTGTTAGGAACTTCACGATACCTTGGTAGTTGTAGGTGGGGATCTTATCACCAACAATAATCAATCGACCATGTGAGTACATGGCAACATCAATCAAAGCATTTAAAACATTGAGGGAAGTAGCGTCAACCCCACTCACAATGTATCTCATTAGATTAGACTTCATCAACATGGAACGAACTAAAGAAACATCCTTGCGAATTAGTTTAACAGGATTATGACACAGATGAGTAAGTGATAATGTTTTCTGTAGATTGTTGAGAGCTAGATTATCTCTCATGCTGTCCGCTACGATGTAGACTACTTTCGTAGCTACATCGTAGGGAACAGGAGAAAGGTACTTGAATACTTCTGACTTTATAATCTCGGAGTAGTCCCAACCCGTATCAGGACCAGAAAGATTAATCCGATGTGGACAGAAGCCACGCCCACCGTCTCTCAGACTAAGCATCCCTTCAGGTAAACCAATCGCATTGACTGGCTTACCTGTCTGGAAAAGCCACCAGACATCATTCTCTGGGTCTTTATGTAGTCCGAAACACGATGTGCGTTGCATTAGCTTACATTTCTTTCGCGGTTTAGAATCAACAACTCTTTCAAACGATCAAAGAACCAGTCAGACATAGACAGATTATTGAAGTACAAAGCAATCTTCTGCTCTACTTCTTCAATCGGCATAGTCTTATTTCTAATTCCCGCCGCAAGCTTCCAATACATAGATGCTTCCCTACGTTTTTGAACGAGTACAGTTGTAGTTTTGATCTCAACTTTTGGGGATGTATTTGTCATTACTCACCTTTTAGGATACACGACTAAATGCATATACCCCTTTGATTTGTTTATTGAGATAGCAACCAACGCTTGATGCTTCAAACAAAGCATCATAGGCAGCTTGAGGTACCTTCTCATATTTATAGACAGAGT